ATAACTATATCCTGTTCCTCTTGGCATTATTTCCTCGCTTTCTTTTTTTTCTTTTGTTTTTTCATAATAGCTTTTTGTAAAGCCATTGGTAGTTTCTTTTGTTTTTTAGTTAGCATAGCTTCTCCTATTTGTTAGCATTTTTCATAACACTAGCTAAACTTTCACATCTTTTTGTAGTTTGCTTGTGCCAATTACTATCTATCATTTCTTCACTTGCTTTTGCAAGATCATTATTTTTTAATGCTTCCCACATTTTTTTAAACTTCATTACTCTTGGTTTTCCTAATTGAAAACACATCTCTATAATTACACCTTTAACAATGTGATTATGCTCTATATCTGCAAGAAGTTCGTTAGCTGAATCGTGTGCTATTTTAAAATCATTATCAAAAACTTCTTCAAGAGTTTCTTTATCATAAGTAGTACCCTCAACAAAGTTGTCAGTGGGTAGTACAAGATGACCATAGCCAATAGTAGCGAAACCCAGACTATCGGAATACACAGTATCCCTAAACCCTTCATGTTCTTTAATTCGTTGTTTGATTTCTTCCATAAATTACCTTTCCAATGTTTTAGTAAGTTTAATAATTTTATCATTCATATTACCTCGCTGTTGTTGGGATTCCTGTAGATGTAACAAATGGTGATTCTGCAAATGCCATGTAGATGTATGTTCTACCAGATGTATTTGGATCGCCTGTTGTACGCCACTTAAATCCATTTGAAAGGAAATCAACTTGATCAGTAGTATCTTCAGCATTGTTTCTATCTGGATATAGTTGATTGTTATCAGGATTATAACCTACTCTTTTATTATCATAAATATACCAAGCACTTGTATCACTTGATGCTTTTACCATAAGAAATGAGATACGCATTCCTGTCCAAATTGTGCTTCCGTCTGTCGAGCCATTTCCAACATAGCTTCCAAATTTTGAGTAGCCTTTTTTCTCTGCGAAGCAATAAGCTACTATATCATCTCCACTATTATTAACAGTTATTCCTGTTGCAACACTAAAAACAGAAGATGTTGGAGTTGTATCATTCCAAAAATTTGAACTTGTAGTTTCTGCATTAGTTTGATTTAATCTTAAAAATTTACCAGCACCAAGAGGTTCATGATAAGTAATCCAATTTTCTACTGTATCTCTGTTTTTACAAATAATTACTTTAGGAACACTTGATAATCCGTGACCAATAGTGGCATTACTTCCTGTTCCTGTATAAGACACAATACTAAACCCAGCATCAGTTGAAGCAGAAACTTTTGATTGAATACTGCCACCAAAATTAGATGAGCCAAATGTTGAATTTGTGTTTGCTTGTCCACCCATAGCAGAGTGTTGTGTGCAATAGTAGTAAAGAGTTGGTGCAGATGCGGCTACTGTAATTACAGTTTTAGCACCAGAACTTCCTGGTGTTCCTGTTACTGTTACTCCTGTTGTATATTCACTTCCCCCACCATGCGTTCCATTTGATGTTGTAGAAAATCTTAATGGGTGTCCTGAGTTTGAACTATCAGATTGATCGAATGTGTAAGTACCACCCTCTTGTAAATCTAATGTGACAGCACTTGTGCCAAAGTCATCAAATCTATATTTGTTTCCTGAATCTGAGACTACTTTTACAGAGTATGTTATAGATGGAGAAGCACCACCAGCAGACCAATTCCATGAGACAAGATTATAACTAGAAGAATTCACTTCCCCAGAATTACCTAAAGTAAAACCATCATTATCAAAAGATGTTAAAGAGTTACTTAACGTATCTTCTACATTAGTGCCTTCTGATCTTATTCTTTTTAATACTCCTCTTACAGAATCAATTAAAACATGACCATCTGAACCATTCCTAGGTTTTATCCAAACCCAATCAGGTCTCATATTTTCAGAGCCATCTAAAGTAATAGATTGTGTTCCATTATTTCCAGCATATAACTTTGTTTGGAAGTAAAGTTCTGGGTTATCTATAGTCGTATATGACATTATCCATGCTCCGCTAAGTTTTTAGTGCATAACGCAAAATACCCTGATGGCACCGAATATTCAAAATTACCAAATCCATTACCATCACTATTTCCTGATGAGATTGAAAATGCTGGAGAGCCAAAGTTTAGAAACTGAGGATAGACTTGCGCTCCACTATAAGTACCTGATGCTGGAAAATAAAAACCAGCTGTTGTACTTGATGGTGCAGTTATAGAAAAAAAGGCTCCTGTCTTTGATGACCCTGATGTTGGAACTCCTGTAACAGATGATGAATTATTAAGCCAAGTACCATTTTTTCCAAAATAAATTGCTAGATTATCACAATCTACAGCCACCATTATAATATCATTATTTCCAAATGGTAATCCTTGGTTTGTTTGTGTATTATTAGTATAAGTAACACCTAATCCACCACTAAGAGTTCTACCATAATAAGCATAAGCATTCGCACTTCCACCTAAATAATTTTGAGTTCCTGTTGAATTTGCTGATGTAATTCCTATTCCACCCCAATTATCAGAATCACTACTACCAAATTTCATTTCCCAATACCATTTACCTTTACTAAAACCCATATTAGCTGGTGTAAAAGTGTAATTTCCTGTGGCAGAATTACCATCATATTTTGTATTTCCCTCTGAAGTCGTACAAACATCATAATATGCATTAAGTGGATTCATAGTTGCAAAATTATTTGTGCAAGTATCAATAGATTGGTCAATAGATGTTAGATTGTTTGCGGTATAATTATTTGAATTTCCTACACTATTTCCTAAAGATGAACTGTCCTCAAAATCTAAATATGCACCATTTGTGCCTAAAGTTAATCCTGAAATATCTTTTGGTTTCCATATTGTAGGACTATCAGAATCAAATTCTCCAAATGATGTTGCATCTAGTTGTGTTCCATCAATATCAATCCATTCACAAATATAACCATCAAAATAATTTGAGTTTCGTTTTCCTGTTCTACCTATTGAGTGAGGATAACCTTCACTACCAACGAAATGCCATCTAAAATTTTCATTTTGACTTGGATAATTTGAAATCGCCCAATCTGTAATTTGTTCGCCATTTACAAACATTTTAAATCTATTAGATTCAGTTGATTGTGTTGTATCTACTGCAACAACTATATTTAACCAAGCTGATGTGTCTCTAAATCTTGCGTTAGTAAGCATTTGTGTTTGATAAGGGTCGCCAACAGTACCACCTTGAATAAATTCTAATTGATCTCCTGAATTAAAATTTAATTCGCTAAAATAGTGTCCACTTGTATCTCCATTTACTCCCCATATATACATTGTAGAAGTCAATGCACTTCTTTTAACCCAGCAAGAAACTGTCCATGTTTTTTGATTTGAGGTTGAACTAGGTGTAAAAGATAAATAATCTGAACTACCACTATTAAATCTTAATGAGTTATCTACATTAAATCCTGTATCTTTTATGGAGTTAGTTCCAAGTATTAAAGGCATTAAACCTCCAATGTTGGTAGTTCGCCCAGTGGTCTTTCAATTACAGGGTTTTCTTCCGTTCCTGTATTTACATAAGTATATAAAGTTTCTAAGGCTGGAGTATCGCTTGCGTTACTTATAGCTGTTTCCATTTCAGCTTGTTTAGTTCTAACAGAATCTCTATGCGTTGAAATTGAAGATGGTATGGCTGTAGATTTTTCAATGTTTCTAGTTATGTACCAATCTGTTTTAGATAGTTCATTAGCTACTTGTAATTTTAATTGTTCTATTAATACAGTTTTTAAACCTTTAACAGCTACATCTCCTACATCTTTTTCCTCTGGTATTTTGTCATCTGTTTTATCTTCTTCCGTCCATAAAGTATCTGCGTGTGCTTTAGCTGTAGCAGTTCCCCATGATCTAGTGACTTGATTATCAGCAAATGCAAAAAATTCATTTGTATTTATATACCATTTTTCATCTTTGAAATTTGTGCTGTCAGTTACAACTTCATATATGCCTATGGCATTAAGTTCTGATTTTGACCATAAAGAAAATATTTTAGCTGGATACCTTACATCTCCAATTACTACTGATTTAGGAAAATTGATATATTGTGTAATATTGTTATCTTCTACTATTGCGTACATATTTTAACTTTCACTTAA